ATATACAGCACAGAGAATGTCGACATTCCAAGTTGTCTAGCTTTCAAGATGATATTACGAGTGTGGATATTCCTAAGAACATTTGCCTGGACTGGGTTTAGCCTGAATCTTATAGAGTCTCCGTTTCTATCAACGATGCGATAGAGATGGTTTAGCCTCCATTCTTTAGATAGTAACAAGCTTGAGTCAGTCATATAGTTTTATTCACATCCCATCAACAATTTAAAAGCCTCTCTAACTTGCAAAGGAACTACTGAGTTTCCAAGGGCTTTAATCCTGTCCACTCTATGTGGTAGCCCATTAACCACTCGACAAATTGAGGGTTCAACTGCCCACCCGCCCGAGTCGCTAATGTAGGGGTATTTCGGTTGTATTCGCTTGGACTTGCATTGTCTTTCCAATCCCTCGCTGCTGGAGTGGGTAGATTCTTTGCTACATCCCGTAATTGTGCTTTTCCTACCTTGTATCTTCTCTTGAAAGTCTCTCCTATCACAGCTCCCCCCGTAGCATCCGTTGATCTTGGTGTGGGCCAACAGTGAGGATGTATCTGTTCCCTTAGATTCGCTGGTTTCGTTCTTCCCTTCCTTGTCGTTGCAAATTGTCTGTCTAGGGCTTCCTTGCTTCGAAGAGGTAACCAATCCATTGTGTTCGGAGTAGCCCAATAAGAAACATCTTTCCCTTTTATGTCTCGCTCCCACATCACGAGCGGATAACATACACCATCGACAATCATACCCTCTTTCGGAAAGTTCTTTGCAAATTCGTTCTGCTCCTTTGGTCCTAATGTTTGGGACATTTTCAAGGAATATGAAGGGAGCTTTTGTTTCGTCGAGTAACCGAAATATTTCAAAAACAAGTCCGCTTCGCTTTCCTTCCAAACCAACTGCATGTCCTGCAACAGAGATATCTTGGCAGGGGCTACCTCCATAGATGATGTCGATTCTTGGCAATTCTTTAGTGGATAATGTTCGTATGTCATCCCAAATTGGTGCTTTGGGCAAGTTTTTTTCTTGCATTCTTTGCAGGAGGAGACTTTGGCAATAGGATTCGATTTCACAGTATGCGATTGGTTTAACCCATTCTTGGAGGGCGAGTGTGATTCCTCCGATTCCTGTAAATAGATCCAAACCATATAATTTAGTTCCTTCCATATCCTATTGATATCACTATCGTTGAATTAAAATAAATATTATTGTTGCGCTTAATTCGTGGGTGGGGCATAATAGGAGCATAACAACAAACAATGGGGTATAAGATGGGAAATAATTTTGATGTGTGGGAATTCCCCCAAAAATGTGTAGGATGTGGGAGTTATGATAATAACGATGAAAAAGAACCAATTTCCTATTTAGATTGTGAAACGAAATTATGTGAATATTGTTTTTTAGAAAAAGACTTGGAGAATAAATAAATGTTTATAAGAAAAAAGCAGAAAAAGAGATTACAAGAAATAGAAAATAAAATTCTTGAATTAGAACAAATTTTAAAAATGGCGATAAAATGCGATGTTTGCGGGAAAAAAGCAGAGTATAAGATATTCAGACGCTATTTAGAAAAACCAATAGATAATTTGTTTTGTAATGAATGTTATGACAAACAATAAATTTAATAAAAACAACAAACAACGAGGTATAAGATGAAAGACCCAAAAGATATCCAAAACTTAATAAAAAAACTAGAGTTTGAAAAAGATTTATGTGAAGAAAACCTTGAAGATGAGGATTTAACCCCAGAATCCGAGGAATACAACCGTGGCCTTATAGCTGCCATAGATTTAACGTTAGCTGAATTAATAACAATAAACAACGAGGTGTAAGATGGAATGGATTTCCTTTGATGAAGAATTACCCAAAATAGATCAATTAATAATAGTATCTGATTCTGAAAAGGGTGTCTCTGAAGCATTTTATATGTTTGTAACAGATGATAAAAAAACTATTATGTTAAACATCAGAGCAGATATAAAACCAGAAAACAGCGATTGGAATCCTACCCATTGGATTCCATTTCCTGAAAACAATGGAGAGCTAAAAAGGGGCATCGTTACACTGATGCCGTTGCCTAAACCACCAAAGGAGAAATAAGATGAAAGAAGCATTAGCAAGACTTGAAAGATTAGAATATTATGCTCAACAAGCTAAAAAAGTGTGTGATCCCACTGAGTTCGCCTACAGGCAGAATCGGTTGCTACACGTTGTGGCTGATTATCTATTAGAGCCTTTGTATGAAGAAGAAGATAAAGATAAGGGAGAATTGGAAAGTGGCATCGTTACATTATCGTAAAGATTCTAATCGGTGGCGTGTTCAGGTGCGTCACCTTGGCTATAAAACTATATCCCTGCACTTTGACACAAAGAAAGAAGCTTTAGCCTTCAAAGAGATAATTGAAAGCAAGATGAGCAAGAAGCTACAAAGTGAAGCTATGATAAAAGCACTTAATCTTGTTGAGTAAGTTCTTTAGTTATCGAACCTTCCTTAATAAGCTTAACGAGATCAGACAGAGTTTTCACAACTTGAGCTGTTGTATCTTCTTTGTCTTTTTGATTAAGATATTGTTTGCCTAACCAGACTAACATCGTAGCGTTACCCTTAAGGGCTAATTTCTCTTGAGCGTCACGTAATCTGATGTTACCTTTTTCAGCCTTTTGTTGCTGATACTCACTGAAACCAACCTTTTTTTCCTTCTCGCAACGTATATAAAAAGTATTTGGATGTATGCCAAAATAGGCAGCGACTTCCGTACCAGTTGAATGAGATTCTAATAACGTATCGACTTTATTCCAATCTATTGTCTTCAAATTACGTCCTGTTTTCTTTTCTCTTTTCATAATATAATACTTTTTTATTTTCATACTAAAAAATAATGTATATAATAACAATTAAAAGGAGATCAGATGATAAAATTAAAATTAAAGATTCTTATAAAGAACAGCCAAGGGCAACGATATTCAGAAGATATAGAATTAGATGATCACTTCAATATTTGTAAAGACAACGAGAAGTTACAGAAGATAGTACATAGAGTAATGGAGGCTAGTAATATTCAAGAAATTGATGATGTAATTGTCTCCAGTAAATGTAAGTGGTAATAAATAAATAAATGGGGGTATTAGATGATAAAAGTTAAACTTATAAGGGGCGATTATATAGATTCATTAGAAGATCGTATAAATAATTTCATAAAACGCAATCCGCAGATAAAGATAATCGATATTAAACTTTGCGTCGCAGCAGATGATGAAGATCTTTATGAGCGAGCATTAATAATCTATGAAGAGGAAGAATGAACACACTAATTGGAACGAAAAGAGAGTGTGTTTAACGTAAATAGGAACGAATAAATGATACCTAGCATAGCGCCTAGAGCGAGAGACATCACCTTTAGATTTGAGAATAGCTGTAATTCATGGTGTTGTCGTTTGTGCTGTAGCCATACTAAAAGTTGCTTTCACGAGGAATATAATGATGAGCAACCTATCTATATTAATTCTAAGGGCAACGTTGAAATGATAGATATAGAAAAATATACAAACCCATTGGAGCAAGAGAAAAGCATGGAGAGATTACAATTTTTTATTAGAGAAAAAGTGCATACAATAGCGGATAAGATAGAAGAGCCTAAGGCGGATGAGCAGTTATATGTTTATGGCAGATTATTTAAAGATAAGCGTGAATTGATTTGTTATCATTTAGAGGTATTAAAGACGACTACTGGAATAGACTTTCAAGCGAAGCAAGAAGTTGTTACTTATGATCATATGAAGCAAGTGAATAAAATCATTGAAACATTCCATCGAGAGGTACATAACAAGATGTCGGGTACTATAACAGAGGTATAATCACATGGGAAGAAGTAGTACATTTGTGTGTCATACGTGTAAAGAAGAATATTATTTAGGTTATGGGTCTTATTCATGTTGGTTAGATTATGTTTATTCAGAAGAAGAATTTTTTAAAAAGACAGAAAAATATAATGAAAAGCTTTTATATGATGATGAAGATAAGACGTATTTCCATGCGAAGGAATTGCCAAAAAATAAAAATGTTTTAGATTGTTTAAGAAAGCATAAAGGTCATGAATTTATATATGTGAATGAGGATTGGGATCAAAAAGACGACCCTGATGAACAAAAAAAACTAGATGATCTAATAGATACATATACATATTTTGATCTGGAAGATAATTGTGAAGATGATGAATGAAAGAAGGAAAACGGTATAAAAAGATAGGGAGGTGTTTCAATGAATTGCATGAGGTGTTGTCGACGTTTACCCTATTTCTATTATGATGTTTCTTTTGAGCATAATAGAGAGAAGATGATAGCGAGTATATGCACAAATTGCTTACCGAAGTTTTTAAAATATAACGCCGATTCGATAGAAAGGATTGTCCCGATGCCAATAATAAAAGTTAAACTTAGAGAGGATTAATGTTCGAAGATCCACTTAAAATAACATCTGATATAAGGGAAATAATGGGGAAGCCAATGAATGAAGAATTTAAGATGAATGAGCTACATGGTATGATTAGAGAGATGGGAGCAAAGATAGCTGAGATGTACGATAAAAGCGTACAACTTAGACCTATCGAAATAGATGAAACCCAAACCGAAGTTACGTACAAATATTATCTACCTGAACATGAAGATGAAATAAAGATGCATCAATTGGCTAGTGATTTCTTTACAGCGCTTTGGGATATCCATAATGAGTGTAGAAGGATTATGAAGAGTGGACCTAAACCAGGCGAAGGAGTCGATGAATTTGCTGATAGAATAAGTGATATATGTTCAGAAAGTGGGATGCATGGGATTAGCTGATGGAATGGATAAGCGTAAAAGAAGAGCTTCCCAAAGATGATCAAACTGTTTTGATGATTGAAGAAGGGCAAGATGGAATACCTGTTATTGGGTGGTATGAGGGAGCAGATTATATCCCTGGATTTTACCCTGCACATTCGTTTCAGACAGTAAGGATGCATGTAACCCACTGGATGTCTATTCCAGAGAAACCAACTACCGATATTTAAAAATTAGTAACAAACAAAAGGAGAAAAATTATGTCAACACAAACAGATTCAATTAGTACATCGTTACCACCAACAAGACCGCCAGCATTAATTATTGATGATGATGAAATTATCAAGAATCCAACATCTACTAGATTAAAGATATTAAAGATCACAATGATAGCGATTACTGCATTGCTTGGATTAGCGTTAGTCTTTGCAGTCCCTATGAACGTTGTTCCTCTAGTGATTGGATTAAACTTAGGCTATTACTATAAGATATTTAGAGACGAGCAACCACCTGCTGACCAACCTATCATCCCACATTATGGTGATGGCACTGTTAATGAGATAGAATAATGAGTACAGTAATATTAATAATATTGTTAATTGTTGCGGGAACATTCGGTTACATTATGCAAAGGTTTAAATTATGAAAATAACTGAAAGAATAGATGCCAAGACACACATACCAAAAGAGAGTTTGTGTTTGAAACCTCCGATACCTAAGAGCGTGAAGATAGAGATCACGAGCAGGTGTAATTATAATTGCGAATACTGTGGGGTAAAGGACTCGAAGCGTGAGAAGAAGGATATTGATCCTATTTTGGCTTTTGAATTACTTAGGAGATTGAAAGAAACAGAAAAAATAGAAGAAATAGGTTTTTTTCTATTAGGAGAACCGTTGTTAAATGAGGAATTGTATAATTATATTTCCTATACAAAAAAAAGTTTAAAATTACGTACATTTCTTACTACAAATGGGTCTTTATGTGATACAGGGGTATTTGAAAGTTTACAAAAAGTTGGCTTAGATAGCTTAAAAATATCTTTTAATGGTGATGATCTATGGATAAAAGAGATTAAAGAAATGGCAACAACATGCGAAGTAAGTTGCAGTGGGATTAAAGGGCTACATGAGAGTGATTTAATCGACTACTATCTACCCTTGTATAATCAAGGTGGACATACAAAAGGAAAATTGTACGGAAATATCGGACGACTAGATAATCCTGTAAAGCCTGATCCATGTTGGAATCTGTTCACTCAAGCGCATATCAATGTAGATGGGATGATGACTGCGTGTTGCTTCGATCATACAGGCGACTTCATTGTAGGCGATTTAAGCAAGGTTTCTTTTGAAGAGGCTTGGCATTCAGATAAGTTCCAAAGGTTGCGTAAACAGCACTTAAAAGGCGAACTGAGCGATTCTCTGTGTGCTAAGTGTTTGGGATTATGTTAAATGGAAAAAGAAGGAATAGATGTGGGTAGTGCCGACAAATGCGAACACTGTGGCCAGCCTTATTTTGGTCATAAAAGCGTAGTAATAGGAGATCGAATCTTTTGTGATGAAACGAGAGATTCAGATACAGCCAATGTTGTAGATAGAATCAAAAGATCTAACCGCTCTGGACGCCTGATTGATGATTTAAATTATGAAGAGAAGGAGTAAATATGGAATGGATAAGCGTTGAAGATAGATTGCCTGAAGATGAAGGATATTATATTGTTTTGATAAATAAAATTCCATTTGTCAGTAAATGGAGGCAGTTAGAAACGAATGGGTTTGATATATATCTTTTAGCCTTTTCTTTGCCGAAGCACTATGCACCGCCAACATATTGGATGCCTTTACCTAACCCACCTATCGATAAAAGCGAAAGCATAAACCAAACAGAACAAGAGACTTAGTCTCAAACCCTCACCGTGTGGATAGAATGAAAAAAGAAATTGATGGGATTTTCGTAATCGTTATCAATACGCTATCTTTTGCTCCCCATTTCTTTGTAGAATATATCTCTACAATCTGCGCATCGTCATTATAAATAAGCTTGTTCATCACATCTTCATAAAACTTGATATAATTTGACAAATCGGGGCGAGTTATTTTGTAAGGATTGATTAATAAATATTCCTTTTTCTTTTTAGAATATGATTTTGGAACAGTAAACGTGAACTCAAATCTAGCTGATAATAGTCCTGAAACGGGAGCATCTTGATATTGATTAAAAAGTTCCATCTGAATGCGAGACTTTTCTTTGACTTGGGGATCATAAGTCATAATTCTATTGCCCATTTTGCGAGACCTATGACGTTGAAGAGGGATAGGAATTTCGTTAAGGGACAAAATAATCATAAATTAAAGTTATAATTAGTAATGATTTACGTCAATATATGTAAAATATTTGCAATAATTGTTTAATAATGGTATGATAGCAATTACAACAACAAAACAACAAAAAAGGTATTATCATGCGTTCAATTATCTTAATTGTATTATTATCATTAACAACATCATGTTGCATATATAAAGAGACGAGACATTATTCAGACAGAGACATCTGCGAAATTGGGATCTCTGGCTTTAATCAACGTCCTATCGCCCAAGATGATTGCGAGGTGAATAGATGAAACAACTAATCGATGAACAGAAGATAAAAGGCTTTATATGCCGATACAATGATGAAGTTGTAAAAGAAAATAGCGAGAAAGCAGTAAACTTTAAGTTGCTGAGATTATTAAAAGAATTTAAGGAGAAACAAGAATGAAAGGCATAAGAAGATACTTTAAGAACATTTTCCTAGAGTGCTTAAATGATGTAGTAAAAGACCGTCCTTTAATACGATGTAACCGACCACCAACCCCTCAAGATGCATATGCAAGGGGAACTCATTGGCGAACTTTAACTGCTTTATACATAGCCGAAGAAGTTACGGTTAGATGGAAAAAGATTTCTAAAGGCAAAAAACCTGTAAAAAAAGCAAAGGTAGTAATGCCCTTTGGAATATATATAGGTAAACGCTTAGAAGAAGTTCCAGAAAACTACATTAAATGGTTGGTTAAAAATGAAGTTTTTGAAAAAGAGGAAAACAAAGAAATAAAGAAACAAGTATTTAAATTTTTTAACATAAAGGAGAACAACGATGGAAAATAAAGAAACAATAACACTAGAAAGAGAAATGTTAGAAGCATTAGTAAGAGCTTATCTAAAGATAGAAAGCCCTACATTTGATAGTGAAGTAAAATATGGAGCAACTAAATTCAAATATGCTTCGTTAGGAGAACTTTATAATAAAAGTAGAAAAGCTTTATTAGAAGAAGGTTTTGCTACTGTTCATACAATCATATGGGAAGATGAAATAGCGTGGATAAAAACTTATTTACAATATGTAAATGGGCTTAAATTTGGGGAATGTAAATATCCTCTATCTATTACAAACAAAGAAATGCAAAAAGTTGGTAGCCAAATCACTTACATAAAAAGATATTCTCTATCTGCCATCCTAGCAGTTGTTGCAGAAGAAGATGATGATGCCCATAGCATAAAAGATGACAAACTTAATGAAGCTCTTTCTCCCAAAAAGCCTAACTTAATAAGCGAAGCAGAAGCTAATTACGTAAAGGAATTAATAGATGGAGATAAAGAAGCTTGGAAAACAATATCCGAACGTTTTGGATATAATAAAATATCTTCTATCCATCAAAACAAGTATCAATCAATACTCGCTGCATTGAATATTTACAACACTAACAAAGCTCAACAAGCTAAGGATGGTGAATAATGAGACCTATAAAACTTGATCTTCAGCAAGGTGGCGAAGCTTGGTTGCTCTATAGAAGATCACATCTGATGGCTTCTGATACCGCTAAAATAGTAGGACTCAACCCCTATGAAAGTGCTTACGATTGTTACATGGAAAAGATCGAAGGCAAAACAAAGTTTGTCTCATCAGCAATGAAGAGAGGAACAGCACTTGAGCCATTATCACGAAGTTGGTTAGAGACTAAATATGGAAAGAAGTTTGATGCTACTGTTCTCGAACACCCAGAAATTTCTTATATGGGAGCTTCTTTAGATTGTTATTCCGAAGATGGAAAAGAACTTCACGAGATTAAAAACCCGATGAGTAAAGGCTTTTATAAAGTAAAAGAGGCTAATCATCCTAATCTCCATGACATATATCAATGTCAAAAACAAATGTTAGTAGCAAATGTTAATCAAATGCACATACATTATTTTGATATTAATGAAGATCATGTGATCGTAGAAGTATTGTCTTTCTTAATTCCAATAGACCAAGGCATGATTCAAGAGATTAAAGAACATGAAGCTCTTTTTTGGAAAATGATGGTAGATCATACTCCACCTCCTAATACCAAATCAGGAATAGAAGAAACTGAAAATGTTGAATTTCTTTTAATAGAGAAATTATTAAAGGGAGCATCAGAAGATAGAGATGAGATAGATGAAGTTATAGAACGCTATAAGAAGCGTTTAATAGAGTTATCCAACGGAGGCAAGGTAAAGGGCGAGTTCGTACGTGTTGTTCCAAGAAAGGGATCTAAAACAACGAACTGGCGCAGTGTGTGTAGCGAATTAAAACCATCAGCGGATTTAGTTGCAAAATACACCAAAATTGGCAAAGATGGGTATGTAGTATCCTTTGTAAAGAAAAAATGTTAATAATAAAAATATAATACGCAAAACTTTTCATCGAGTTTTGTTCTCCTGCCTCTTGCGGATGTTAAGGTTTTCATAATAGACCTCCGATTATCCGCAAGGGGCTTTTTCATTTCTTTTCGGTACAAGTGTTCCATTTATCTTTTTTTCTAATCCGTTAATCATCAAAATCTTATAAGCTTAAAAAGTCTCTTTTTTTGTTAAATTCCCGAACATTCGTAGCCATGGGTTTGACATTAAATCCCATATCTGTATGTGCGTGGGGGGGGACAATTTTGAATGTATACAAAATCACTCTTATAAATACATCTTAGGCTGAATGTATACGAAAGATAAAAAAAAAGGCATCCTATAGAAAGATGCCATAATTATTTTAATAACCTTGTCGAAAACAATCGAAAAGGCTATAAACAATTTAAAGATAAACAACAAAAGAAAAAAAGAACCTTTCTCATTGAAAAATAAAGGTTCTTTTAATAACTATTCATAATCATATATTATCAATAGTCTTCTTTTAGTTGCAAGCATAATTATAGCGTAGAATGCGTATAGCTTATCTATTCTACTCTAAAACACCTTATGAGGGCATAAATGAACGAAAACTTTATTCAAAGATCACCACACGATAAAGAAAATCCTTACGTAATGATAAGGAAAAAATCCATCCAAGATTCAAGACTTTCAATCGAAGCTAGAGGAATGTTAGCTTATCTGTTAAGCCTTCCAAGCGATTGGCGATTAAAAGTACCTAACATATCAAAATCTCTTAAGATAGGAAGGGATAGAACTTATAAAGCCATCAAAGAACTCACCAATTTCGGCTACATGAGATCAGAAAGAAAGTATGTCAATAACATTAAGAACGAAATCACTTACTTCATTTCAGAATATCCATGCCCCATAGACAAATCCTCGACGTCCTGGATCTCGACGTCCCGAAAACAAGGACGTATACTAAGTAATAAGAAACTAAATAATAAAAAAGAAACAACAAGCAATAAAGAAAAGAAACCTGTTGCTTCAGAAGTCTCCGACAACTTGTTGTTGTTTTCTTCGGAAAAGGGAAAGGCAATACATCTCAAGCTTAATGAATCTTTAGCCAAAGGCTACCTCACAAAAGATAAGTTCGACATAGCATGCAAACATCTTAAGCATCACGAGCAGAAAAAGACTTTGTCTACCAAAGGATTCAAATATTTTACTTACTTGGCACACAAGGAGATAGAGATTATCATTCCGCCACCGACTGCTGAGGAGTTGCATGATAAGTTTTGCAAAGCTAGACAGACTGAGTTGCAGAAAATATACGAGAGAGACGTAAACAAAAAAGTTTTTTATACAATCATTGGCAAAGAAGAGTTTGGATGTTTTATAAGCGGAAGAGGTGTTTACATTAAGTTTTCAACGATGAGCGAAGATAATTTCAATCTGTTGAAGAAAAATCTTACAAATTTAGTAAATTGGACTTACAAATCGACACATGCGGCTTAACATGCTTATGAAACCGACATATCCAATAAACGTGTTGAAAAAAACAGATTTTATCGACATGAAAAAAGGGCTTCAATTCCGAAAAATCAAAGCCCCCACTACAACAAAACCTTGGAGGTATAAAATCCAATTGCGTAGTATAGTATCACAACAACAACAAAATCAAAAGGGGAATAAATATGTCAAATTTATATGACACCAATGTTGAGTTAATTGTTTTATCTGAATCTTTTAAAGGTTCTGACAAAGTAAATGAAATCATAGGAGGGCTAAATGTTAAGGATTTTTTTGACAAACCTCATCAGATCATCTTTTCGGCGGTTAAAAAGCTATTCAACTTGGATCAGACTGTTGATTATCAAACTGTGGCAGACATTCTAGGCGATGATTTATCTAAAGCTGGAAATCTAAACTATCTTTTAGAAATTGATAATCGTGCTAGCTCATATGATCTCAATCTTCTCATAAAAACATTAAAAGAAAAGACTCACATACGAGAAATGCTCAATGTAGGAAACTTGATGGTCAAATCCACTCAAGAAGAGAAGGACTATGACTTATTACGTACTGATTTAAGCAAAAGAACCAGTCAGTTATTCGATAACATCAATGAACAAACGGTTGTCTATCTACCAAAATATTTAAAAGCAAGTTCTGTTTATGAAAAAGCGTTAGAAAATCAAGATAAAAAAGCTTGTGGCATTGAAATATTCCATGGATTCGAGACAAATTATGTTGATTTAGACAAAAAGATCATGGGATTAGCTCCTGGACATCTGATCATTGTTGGTGCTAGACCTGGCATGGGTAAAACCACGCTGATGCTTAACTTAGTTGAGAGGATGAAAGATATAAAAATAGCTGTTTTTTCACTAGAAATGACTGCTGAGGAATTAACAACTAAACTTTTGCTTATAAAAGCAGGGGTTAATTTCGATGATTTCACAAAGGGCAACCTAGGAAGTGAAGATATCCAACAAATTTACGGAGCTGAGAAGGAGTTTCTCGAAAGAAATGTTATCATTGATGATCAACCTGGAATTAAGCCTATTGAAATATTGGGGAGAGCAAGACGAGCTATTGCAGCTTATGGGGTACAAATTATTTTTGTTGATTACTTACAGCTAATGAGTGGCGATGATTCTAGATATGAGAGCAACCAAGTCAAGGTAGCGAGTATTTCTCGAGAGCTTAAAAAGATTGCAAAGCTGCTGAACGTGCCTGTCGTGGCTCTAGCGCAACTTAACCGTAACGTGGAGGGTAGAGAGTCCAATCGACCTCGGATAAGCGATTTAAGGGAGTCTGGAAGCCTAGAGGCAGATGCAGATCAAATCTTACTTCTGCACCGACCAAGCTATTATGAAGAAACTTCTAGACCAGGCATCTTAGAAGTGATCATTGGAAAAAACAGATTCGGTGAAACAGGTGTTGTAGATTTAACGTGGAACTTACCACTTGGGAGGATAGAAAATGGATATATCGAAAAAAGTTATACTTGACCTATTGTTAAATAATAAATGGACAATCAAGCAATACAACAAGCTTGATTTGTCTAATTTTAAAAAAGAGGAGCGGGAGTTTCTTGCTCTTCTTAAGAAAATGAAAGAAGAAGGAGTTAAAATAAATGCTGAGAATGTCTTTAAAAAAGGTGGGCTTCCGAATCTATCAAAGTATGTGACTTTGAGCAATGAAATAACGATGCACGATTTGGCAGACTCAAAAAGCAGATTGATTAACGCATCAAAACGTTCCAATTCGCGTTTTAAATGGGGTAGAAGGCATTATAATTAAAAAGAGGACTATTGAGTCGTCTTAACTAAACAAAGAGGTTTAAAGCCATGAAGATTGTGAATTTTAAAAAGTTGGATAATCCATCGGTTATCGCTAAGTTTGATATTAATTTTGAAACCATGGGTATGACTATCAGAAGTTGTGTCATGATTAAATCAAAGAAAGGTTATCTTTTCGTTAGTATGCCCAACAGAAAATATGAAAAAGAGGGGAAAACAGAATATTTCGCTTTTGTTGTTTTTGAAAAAGAAAAGAAAGCTCTCTTCGATAAAGCTGTGATTGACTTAGTTAATCCACTATTAGAAGCCCCAAAAGAAGAACCTCCACCAGAAGGCGACGAGGAGTCATGGTTGCTCTAATCTTCTTGAGAAGAGGGAGTAAAATCAATCTCAACGTTAAACTTTTGTTCGATAACATCTTCGATTAATTGTTCTATTGGGTTGTCATTTACATATGTTTGATTAGAACAGCCAAACAAAAACAATAACCCTACAAATAATCCTATTATAAAAAATAGAGAATATCTTATTTTTTCTGGAATCTCTTTCCACAATTCTTTGACTGGATGTTTATTCATAATTAAACCTTAAATTCTGTTACTTTAATTTGTGCTATTGAAACACCACCAAATCTTCTGTTTCCAGCTGCTTCTCCATTTACATAAAAAGTGTTAGCATTTACACCACATTTTAAAGCTAATGTAGTAGAAGAAGTAGTACCAGCTACCATACGATAAAATTGAGAAACTAAAGTTTGATCTCCATTTACTCCATTACCAACTTGATGAACAGAAGCAAATAAAGCATTTGCAGTAGCATCTTGAAAAAGACAGGATGTAACATCTGCACTAGATGAAGATGTACCACTAAAACAATATTCTATAACTAAAATATTAGAAGAATTTGTGGGAGTAATAGCTACTGAAACAACAGCATCAGTTTCCGCAGCTTGAGGAATTGAATCGTCATAAGGACAGACCGTACTAACAGTAACGACATTTGCATTTGAATTATAGACTTGTTGAACAACCTCTCCTGAAGATTCTTCGACTGCCCAAGTAACAGCACCAGCACCATCTGTTTGGAGGACTTCACCTGCATTTCCATCGGCTGTTGGTAAAGTATAAGCATTACTTACCGTTACTGCTCCTGCTGTTGTCATTCGAAGAGCTGGTTCAGTTAATATTACTCTACCAATAATTAAATCGGTGCTATCGGAAATCATTCCCATATACCAGTCTGAGCCAGCCATGGAATTAACCCAAGTAACATAAGGTTTCCCTCCTGTTCCTGCCGCTCCTCCAGTTACAGTTCTTATATCTACGATAGCATCTGCCGTTAATGATGTTTCGGTATTTAACACGCCAATTTTAACTTTCCCCCCACCCGTATCTGATCCTCCAACAGCAAAAACACTAGTATTGGCATTTGTATCTGTAGTGTTAAAATTAGCTATAGCATAATTTGCTCCTGGACCTGCTGGAACTGGACCACTTGTGATGGTGGCATTAAGTTTCTGCCCTTCTGTCGTAACAATATTTCCTG